GGTAGTTAATACCAATGCCAATGTTCTTTTAACTCCTCTAACTCTTATTTCAACAGGATTGGGCGCTCCTAGCATTCAATTAAATGGGGATGTAGATGTTACAGGATTTGGACTGAGTGTATCACTTGCCGATTCTACAGCTGTTTATGCATGGACAGAAGTAGATGATTCAGTAACTACATTATGGACAGAAGTGGATGATTCTGTTACAATGACGTGGAGAGACGCAGCATAGGATAAATTATGACATCAACGTATTCATCATTATTACAATTAGAGCTTATTGGCTCTGGAGAACAAGCAAATGCTTGGGGTAATACCACTAATAATAATTTACAATATGGTCTAGAATATTCAATTACAGGAGTTTACACAAAAAATTTATCTGCAGCTTCTAGCCCTTATGTTTTAACAGTAGCTAACACAATCAGTTCTGCACAAGCGGATAATGAAAATAGACAATCAGCAATTATATTCACGGGACACGGATCAAACTTTATTATTCAAGTTGCGGCAACACAAAAAACATTTTTTCTTCGTAATAATAGTGCTTCTTATACAATCACGATGCGTCTTGGGGCTTCAGGTAATACGTATCTTATACAACCAAGTACAAGTGTTTTTCTCGCAACAGACGGAACAAATTGGTATAATCTTCAAACATCAGGAACAGATTGGTTAACTAAAACTGGAACCTACACAGCGTTTCCAGGTGATAAATTATTTGTAGATACATCAGGAGGTGTGTCTACTATAACCCTACCAGCAGCTCCCGCAGTGGGAGATGAAATACGATTTGTTGATGTAGCAAATGCTTTTGATACACATAACTTAACCGTAGGGAGAAATAGTTTAAAAATAGATGGTCAAACATCAGACTTAACAGTAGCTACCGAGGGTGCAGCTTTTTCATTAGTGTATTCAGGTGCAACTTACGGTTGGAAATTAACGGAGAAATAATATGCCTACATATGAATCAATTAAATATAAATTTTCAGGAACAGCTATTACAGGTGTTTTACAAACAGCAAGTAATTTAAGTGATGTTCCTGCAGACGCAACTGCTAGAACTAATATAGGTGTTGCTATTGGTAGTGATGTACAAGCTTTTATTTCTGCTACGGCAGGAACCAATGCTAACGGAGCACGAACAGTGAGTACCTCTTCTCCTTCTGGTGGATCTGATGGGGATGTTTGGTATAAATATTCGTAATAAGCCATGGCAATTTACGTTAAATCAGGCGGTACATGGCGTGAAACATCAGAGCTTTACTTCAGAGATGGTACCTCCTTTACTAATAAAACTATTTTAAATGGTTACATTAAAAATAGTGGATCATGGGAAGAAGTTTATACCCTTTTTACAGCAACAAGTTATTCATCTGCTACTGGATCAGTAGCCGTTCCAACAAACGCTAACGCTATACATTTTGAGTATGCTGTTGGCGGTGGATCTGGAGGTATGCGAGGAGCAGATTATGATAAAGCTGGCGGTGAATCAGCAGGACCAGCAGGAGCATCAGGAGCTTATGTATCCGATGTTGTTTTTGCAGTAACGAGCGGTGAAACTTTAACTATAAATGTAGGAGCAGCAGGTTCTGCAGGATCAGGAGTGTATTCAGGAACCTCAGGGGCTGGTGGGAACACGACGGTCACTGGCTCTACAACAGGAACTATTCTTACTTTAAATGGAGGAGGATCTTCTTCTGTATCAGGAGGCGGGGTTCAAGGACCTCTTCGTTCTAATACAGCAAGTACAGGTGGAGCCCTTGGAACATTAGCAACAAGACTTACAACAGGAACAACAACTGATGGTCTTAATATTACAACATTTACTTCAGGACCTGTAGGTTCTTTTAATTCAGCAGGAGCAGGAGTAGCAGGAACTAATCCTGGAAACTGTGGCGGTGATAACTGTACTATTGGTGGTGGAACAGGTGGTGCTTCTTACTCAGGAAATGTTTCTGGCGGTGCGGGTGGACCAAATGGATCATCAGGTGGTACAGCAGGAACTAGAGGATCTGGAGGTGGTGGCGGTGGAACTGAACCTGGTTCTTCTGGCGGTGCTTCTGGCGGTGCTGGTGAAGTATATTATAGATTTTTGAGGACTACATAATGCCTTTAACAAAGATAGCTTTTGCCCCAGGGATAGATAAACAAGATACAGAATATGGTGCTGCAGGACGTTGGACTGATGCTGACATGGTTCGTTTTAGATATGGTCTACCAGAAAAGATTGGTGGATGGGTAGAACTTATTAGTGAAAAATTAATTGGGGTGGCCAGAGATATGCATGCATGGACAGATCTTGACGGCGTACGGTACACGGCCATCGGAACAGATAGAAAATTATATGTTTATTCAGAAGGAACCGCTTATGATATTACACCAATAAGAAGAACAAGTGGAACGTTAACCAATCCTTTTACAACTAATGGTACTTCGGTAGTCACAGTTGTAGATTCAGGACACGGAGCACAAGCTGGAGATTTTGTAACCTTTAGCGGGGCGGCAGCTGTTGATGGTCTTGACATGAACAAAGAGTTTGAAGTTACAAGCTATGTTGATGCCAATACTTATACAGTAACTTATACAGGTTCTACAGCTTCTGGTTCTTCAACTGGAGGTGGATCTTCTGTTGTAGCAAAATATGATATTACTGTTGGTTTAGCCGCTTCTGCTTATGGTTATGGATGGGGTACAGGTCAATGGAATGTAGGTACAGGTCAAGCATGGAACCAACCTCGTTTAACATCTAGTGTTACTATCAACGGACGTAACTGGTCTTTAGATAATTTTGGTGAAGATCTTTTAGCTACGGTATCAGGAGGTTCAACATATATTTGGAACACTTCTTCTGGATTAACAAGTAATAGAGCAACGGTAGTAGCTAGTGCACCTACTAAATCAAGATTTAATTTAATATCGATGCCTGATCGACATGTCTTTTTATTTGGAACAGAAACTACAATAGGAAGTACATCTACGGCTGATGATTTATTTTTACGTTTTTCATCGC